TTGGATATGAACTTTCTATTGATAACGCACCACAAACAACATCCTCATATGGTCTACCTTGTCTTGCTTGTATAGTACCTATTTGTTTAGCTGGTTGTCCAGGTAACCAATTTTCACTAATCGCTTGTTTAGCAATTGCTTCCGATTCAAAACAACAAAACGTTACAGGTGTTGTTTGACCAACAAGTGGTGCTAAAGTTTCGTAATAAATTTTATCTTTGTTCGGGCCAGCTTTTTTAGGGTTTGGTGTTATAGCTTCAATTGCGGCCACAGAACCAATACCAGCAGCTTGTGTTAGGTTAAATGTAATTTTATCTTTTTCGGTATTTTTGTTTTCACGTTGAAAAACAATTTGTTTTGTTGATGCTGTATATAAATCAGCTAAAACTTTTTCTAATTTTTCTAACGTAACTTCATCAGTACCATTCTCAAAATAAATTTTACCAAGGTCACTACTTGTCATAACTTTGGTTACAAGCCATTTTACAACAGAAACAAATCTTCTTCTAGCTAATTTATCGTTGTATGGTTGTTCTCTTCCATCAGGCCCAAGTGGTGAGGCGTGTGCCTCAATTGTTATATTTAAATCAAAACCTTTGTATTTTGTGTCAGATAAATCTTGTTGTATTAATTTATATTGACGCTCCATACCAAACCATTTTGGTTTATTAGGATCTGTATCAAACATATAATTTGTTGATGCATTTGCCCCAATTGAATAATTATATCTCATCCATTCTGGTGGTATATCACCAGCTGACCTATAATCATTTTTTACCGCTTCCGCATTTTTAGTAACATCATTACCACTACCTATTTCATAATATCTTTTAAATAAAATATCATACGACTCTACTTTACCAGTGTCGTATATTTTTTTGGGATCTACATTATTTTTATATCTTTCTGGAGGCAAAGGCACATCGTTTTCAAAAAATAAGTTGTCGCCATTAATCAATGATTTTGGTTTTTCAATATTAACTTCAATACTACCATTTTCATCTGGTTGTTTATATACAATTTGTTTTTTGAATTTTGGTTTAAGTTGTTCATTTCTTTTTGTTAAATCAAGATCACCTAAAACTTTTTTAAAATAATCAATATCTGATTGTGAGAATTGATTCCATATTCTAGCCAATTCAAATACATCAAATTCCAAACAACCTGCCCAAAAAGCCGCTAATAACTCATCAACCTCACCATCGGTTAATCTTGCAAACTCTTTTTGTGTTAATAAGTTTAATATTGACGGGTGGTCAACCACAATTTGCCAACTTAAAGTGCCAGTTCTTTCTGAATTATTGTAAGTATAAATTGGCTCTGGTCTACCTAAAAACTGGTGTGTTGTCCAGTTTGCGGTTGTATTATCTGTAAATTCAATATTATATGGTGGAAACCACATAATTCTACCACCATTTGGCCCCTTTTCACAATTTGGTAGTTCAGTGTTAAGTCCCGTGAATTTTGTATGAAAATCAGAAGTTTTATAATCTCTCCAAGCTAAATTTTCAATTGAGAACATGTATTTTCTAGCACGTTTTTCACCAAAAAATTCAACAACAGCATCGCCAGAACCATCACCAACTCTACCATAACCAGTATTTACGTTTAATTCAGATGGGAATATATTGTAATTACCAAATCTATCAATTACAGAATTTCTTTCTTTTCTTATTAATTCTTTATATCTGATTAAATCAGTAATTTTTGCATAAGGTCTTGCTTTAGTCCAAACACGACATAATTCAGCTTCGTTATACATCTCTTTATCATTTCTTTTACCAGTTGCATCTAAACCTGGCACCAAATAACGATAACCTGTAACCTCACCTTGTTTATTTAATCTTTCTGTTTTTATTGGTGCTATTGTAGCATTTGCCCTAGACATGAAATCATAACCATCATAAAATTTAGTTACAACTTGATCAATAGGGGAATTATATTTTTTTGACTCTACTTGAATACCTTCTTCAAGTAATCGGCTTGTTACATCTAAAATAGAACATTCTCTAAATTTTTTATCAGTATATTTTTTTGAACTTAAAATAGGACTGTCTGTGGGTATCACACCAACAGCCGATTTTCTAGCAATGTCATCTAATAAAATTTGTTTGCTTTTTTGATTTGTTTTAATATCAAAAGCTGTATCTAAACCAAAATCTTTCTTAATACTGGATTTCCAAATAAAATTAGTTTTTAATGAACCATATTCGCTAACACCCTGTGGTCTACCCAATTGAGCATTATCCGTATCACCCCCAGAATAACCTGGTTCTTCATATAAACCATTTGGGTTTTGTTTTTTTAATGCTTCAACAATTGCTTGGTTAGATTTAACTTGCATTCCGTTCGCATCCTGTAATAAATAAATCGGCTCATCTTTAACCTTTCGACCAATATAATAGCTACCTTCTGGTGTTTCACCTGGCCCAATGCCGAAATAACCACCAATTTTTCTTAAAGCTTGTAATTCTTCTTGTCCTAAAAATAAAGTTGTTTCTTGGTCTGCAAGATAATCTGGTTGATACTTGTTTTTAGCAACATTATAAAATAGTGAGAATCTTTGTCCAGAACCTGTTCTTCTGATGAAATAACCATCTCTATCTTCTTTTCTGCTCACAGTTCTACCAAGTAAACTATCAACAAAATTTTGAAACCCACTTTTTGGTGTACCGTCCGTTTCAAAATACATTTTATTGTCAAAACATTTTGGTTTTACTAAATCATCATCTGTACTTAAAGCAAACTCTAAATTAATTGGATTTGATAATCCAGCTAAACTAGCGGCAAATTCAGCAGCTTTACCTAAGGTTGTTGAGGCAACACTAATTTCATAATTTTTTTCAAACAAATTAAACCAACCAAATGGATTTCTAATAATGTTAGCGGCAGCAATTGGATTTGTTAAAGCTTCATCAAGATTAGTTTTTCCTAATGTTTCTCTTTCAATGGCTCTTTTTATTCTTGACTCAAAATTAAATTTCAACTCAAGTGCAGCTATGTTCATTAACAAAGTTTCATTTGTTAAAGGTGGTGTGCCACCATTTAACAAAAATGACATCGGATCCGCTGAATTCGTCATTATAAAAAGCGGATTTATGCTTGTTTGTATATTTAAAAACGAACTTGGTTCATATTCTTGTGGGCCAGCATAGTTAAATACACCAGAATTATACGCATCAATATAAGGTTTACTAAACTGATCTGGTTTTAATAGTTTAACTGTTGCTTCAAATTCATTAAGTTCAACAGGAAAAAATCTATTTTGTTGTAGTTGTAATTGTAACGCAACTTCTGGTGTTTGATTTGATAATGTTGAAACGCTAATTGAATTAGGTATGCTTAAATCATTAATAAGGGTTAAATTACCAATTGATTGTAACAAAGATGTGTAAGTATAACCACCTTGACTTAAATAATCATATAATGGATCATTTTCAGATGGGTCATTAAGATTAATAGGTCTATTTCTCGCAAATAATTTAGGTCTTTGTAGATTAGCAGCATCGTCAACACTACCTGGATTTAATACTGTACTATCACCAATTGATGTTGGTTGACCAAGTGATGATAAGTATCCTGAAGATATATTCGCTAAAATATCTGGTGGCGTTTGTAAGTTTCTATTAAGATTTTTTTTCCTTGGGTTTACCGAATCTGTAACAACATTACCTGGGTTTATTACATTATAATCGTTAATGTCTGTATCCAAACCCCTACCAGAAAGATATTGTAATGTTAACGTTTGATTTGCTGTTGTGTCACCAATTCCAGTAACAATATCATTGGGTGTTTGTAAGTTTTTATTAAGGTTTTTATTTCTTGGTTTAACTGAATCGTCCACAATGTTACCAGGATCGGTCAACTTAACAGACGCTTTGTCAGTTTTGATAATAGCATCTTTACCAAGAGCATCAATATATGCTGCATATAAACCAGCACCACTTAAATTAACCAAACCAGACACAATATCTGGTGGTGTTTTTAAGTTTAATTTTAAGACCTCATCTCTAAATTGTTCAGAAAATATTTTAAGACCCATTTTATATAATTATTTAAGCTTGTAATCCATCCATTAGTGGTTTAACTGATGCTATATATGGATTCTGATAGTTACCAGTACCAATTTTATTAGAATCTAATAAAGAATCAATATGTGGGCCCAAATAATTTCTAGACGCATTTAATTGATCCCACGTTACAGCTTTACCATCATTTGTTCTTATTGTAATTTCACCAGTGTGTTTAATAGTGCCATTGCCACCAGAATTACCACCGCCAGTTAGTGATTTTTCATACGCTGCTTGGTCAATAAATTGTACCATATCTCCTTTAGAGAATTTTGCATATGAACCGTCTTTATAAATAACCCCATCATCAAATGCACCCATTTCTCTAGCGGCATTACCAGCATCAATGCCCATTGAAACGGCTGAACCAACACCTGGAGCTACTATGTTAGCTAAATTAGCCGCGCCAGAAAGTAAATTTAATCCAGCGCCAGTCCAATCACCCTCAAAAGCATCATATATTGCAAAACCAAGGCTAGCCAAAGAACCGAGTACAGGTATTCTTTTTGCTGCCATTGCAGCAGCTTTAACACCCCATTGACCACCTCGTTTCATACCAACTTTAGCTAATCTAGCAGCATTTTTACCAAAAGGGCCTTTAAGACCTTGTACAACACCACCAGGTATATTTTTAGCGCCCAAAAGTGATTTTCCGTATAAACCAGCACCTTGTAAAAAAGAACCGCCTTTATCTGGTGACATTTGACTGGCTATTGCGCTTTGACCATCTTTACCATATAATGTTTTAAGAAGATCACTATCAGCAATTGCGGCACTTTGCATTTCAAGCCCATAGTTTTTAACTTTATTACCACCTAACCAGCTTGGTAATGCACCACCAATAATTTCTAATAATTTACCGATACCCGCTTTTAATATTGGTATAGTAAATTTTAAAACTTCACTTATAATAGGAACAGCAACATCTTTAAATAAAAGTTTTAAAGTTTCCGCTATTTTTTGGCCGAATGTTTTATCTTTATTGGTAAAAATTTCCTCAACGGCTTTAAATATTTTTGTTGCTTTATCTACTAAAGTTTCAAAACCATTTGCTAAGCCATTTGAACCCAAAATATCTTCCATTATGAATTTTGCCATTTTTTCTGAACCCTTTTCAACCATTTGTAAAAATGACTCAAATTTGGTTCCGCCAAATAATTGATTAAACACATTTGAAAACCCTAACATAACTCTATCAACAACTAATGATAATCTTTCAAGTAAATTTTTTCTTTGACGTGCAGCGTCTTCGTTTTTCTTTCTTTCGTCAAGTACAGCTTTTAATTGATTTTTATCTGTGATATTCTCAAGTAATTTTGTTGTACCATCAGACATTCGTATTTCATACCTATTGTCTTTATTAAGTGTAATAAGATTAGCAATACCCATTTTGTCCTCTTCAGACATACCCATTAAATTAAAACCAGCTTTACCTAATGCTGATATTTTATCCATAACCTTTGCTTGTTCGATAGCCGTACCAGTTAGTTCTTTGTAATCCTGTCCAGTTTGTTCGGCTAATATTCTTAACATGGCCCTTTCTTGCGGAGGTATAATAAATTGTCCACCACTTTTAACAATTGAACCTTTTAATACTTCAGTAACTCTTTCTGCTAATTTAGCTGGATCATTCATTGATTCAAATGCTAATTGCATCGGATCACCAAAATTTTGAGCAAATCTACCACCAAGCACCTGCATTTTAGCTGCTGTTTCAACAGCTTTTTCTAAATCAAAAAATTGATCAGTAAATGACTCTGTTGATCTAGCTATATCAAATCTAATTGAAGTGGCTTTTGCGGCTAACTTTGTTAAATTATCTAAACCTCGACCAAACCCAATACCAGTTAAACTTTTTACAAGACCTTCATAAGATTTTAAAACTTTACCTGAATTTAAATTCATTCTTGCGGCCATGTTTCTGGCCTTATCTGTCAACTCAATTGTTCTTTCTAAAGATAAACCAATATTATCAAAACTCGCAGCAAGTTCAGACGCACCTTGTACACCTAATGACGTACCAAGCCCAAGTTCAACCAACTTACCAATTTCATTTTCATTAAAAAGTCTATTTTTGCTGGTAACATCACTAAATGTTTGTATTATTGTTGCGACATCTTTCATTGAACCACCATATCTCATAGCAGCCAATGTTAATGAAGCAAAATTATTTAATAAATTTCTTGATTCTTGAGCCGTTAAACCAATATCAGCAGCTAAATTACCAACTACACTTTGCATTTCAAGAAAAACATTAAAAGCTTTTCTTAGTGGCGCCAAGATTAATTTAACCAAGGTACTACCAACCTTTATAAGTGTCGTTGCAATAGCACCCAATATTGAAAACATAGAACCAAAAATACCACCAATGCTAACCAAAGTGTCTGAAATTGCCGCACCAACTGAACCCATTCTACCTAACAATGGTATTGATCTTCTCATTTGTTGTAGGGTAACCTTGTTCATCTGGTTATCCAATTTCATTTTATTTCTTTGTGTCATTAATGCGTCAGCTAAAGCTTGATTACCATCTTTTCTTGCTTTTATTATCTTTAGCTCCAATTTCTCTATAAACGCATCATTTTGAGCAATTTTTCTTTTTGTTTCAAGATTTTCTTTTGCCTGAGATGAAACTTTTTTACCCACACTTGCAATTCTTTTTAGAACATTTAAACTTTTTTCATCAGATTTGAGTAATTTTTTTCTAGCCTCAGAAATATTCATTTCTCTGGTATAAACATCTTCAAGAATTTCACGTCTTTGCTCTAAATTAATGATGTTAGCATTAAGTGCTCTTTCCAAAACACCATTTTGTTCAACAAATTGTCTAAAAAGATCCCCTTGGGCCATATATTATTAAAACTTAATTGTTATAATATCGTTTTGTAGTGTCACACTACTAACACGATATGTTGTTTTATTTCCGTTTATGTCGTTGTAAAAAGCATTAAAATCGTTTCGATTAAATTTTCTATTTTTGTTACTAAGCTCTAAAGAAACCAAATTAGACAATTTATTATCATTATAATATATACTTATTGCTTGCGATCTTGATAAAACTAAAACATCATCCTTACCATTTTGTGAATCCTCTCTAGTATAACCATATTTTGGTTTGTAGTTTTGTTCCAAATCGTTTAATGGTAATACTTTATGCTTTTTCATTAAATCAAATATTTTGTATATTACAGCGCGATCTTTACCTGGTATATCTTCTCTTCCTAAATTAACTCTTGTGGCTCCATCTGTATTAAATAATTTATCAGCCGAAGCTTGAATATCACGAGTATTTTTATCAGTTCTAGCCAAACCAGATAATGTATTATCCATACCACTATCCCTATCTCTTAAACCCAAAAATGATCTTACTTTTGGTAATAGTCCTTTACGTTGTGCAAATATTGCTTTCATATCTTCTGGGCTACCTTTTATCGCTTCATTTAATGTTTCACCAGTTGTTGTGAAATCATCATTTTCTATCATTTTTATTCTTTGTAATATTTTTTCAATTGACATGGTCTTTACAATTTAATATAAATAGTTTTAAATTAAAAAACCCACAAGAATTTGTGGGTTCCAATTATTTTCTTTTTGCGTTAGCTTTTGAGGCTTCTCTTTCTCTGTATTCTTTAACCTTTTTATTTTCTTCCATCAAAATATCAATAAAAGCTCTTCTCTCATAAACTGGCATGTGTAATATATCAGCATACCCAAAATTACCATGTTTTATAAGAACATAAAATTCATAAAGAATATCTTTTTTATAGTTCGATGTAAGGCCAAAGAAATTTCGAGGTAATTGGAAGTTCACCAAAAAAAAATTCTCCGCTTGGGGCTTGCACTGAAATGTTTAAATCAAGGCCAGGTTCGTTGTCGTTAATGAACTTTCTTAACGAACCAGAATCACCAACAGGCATTTGGTCAATGAATGCTTGAATTTGTGCCCTATCACGAACACCATCAATTTCCATTATTTGTGCAGCCAATCTCATTGTCAATAATTGGGATATTGCGTTTTGTCCCAATTTTTTTCTTCTGGCTTCATCTTCTTTAACCAACTTTTCATCTTCATCAGCAGTCAAGTATCTAAACTTTACCTTTCTTTTACTTCTTGGTAAAACAAAATCACATTCACCATTCTCATCTGGTTGAACCGTTATTTCTTTTGGTTGAAATTGACTGATATCTATTTCTGTTTCAAATCTTTCACCAGTTTTTGGGTCTGTAATCTCAACTGGATACATTTCACCATAACCAGTTGCTCTTAAAAAGAACAAAATTGCATTTTTATCACCCGATAGCATTTGACCAGCTTTTAAATCTTGGTCAATAACTTTTTTATCCAACAAAACATCGATAACTTTACCATTCTGTAAAAGGTTTGGTGATGTTAGGATGTTTTCATCAGCCGCTGTTAGATAAGCAACTTTAACGGTTGATTTTTTATTTTTATAGAATTTACCTTGTGAAGGTAATGCAAGCACGTCATGTGCTGGTTCCATCATTGAATTTTCCATGTTCATATTTTTACTTGTTTAATTATAAGCTAATATTAAATAGTGTAAACAGTATTTTTTTATTTTTTTACCGTTTACTTTGGTTTTTACGGTAATTATATAATAATAGGAAACACATGACAAAAAAGAAAGGTAAAATAAGCAAAATGTTTAAAAAAATGAAAGGTACCTCAAATCTTGAAGTATCTTTTGGTGAATTGTTGGATTCTTTGGAAATAAAGTATATCCCACACTTCATATTCAAAAATAGAGAATACGATTTTTTATTGACCGAACATAGTATTTTGGTCGAAACCCATGGATGTTTTTACCATTGCTGTAAAACACACTACCCAGAAACAAAATATCCATTTCAAAGAAAAAACTTAAAAAACGACCAATACAAGATTAAAAACGTGAAATTTGATAAAACTTACACTTTGGTAATTTTTTGGGAACACGAAATGAAAGATAGTAAAAAAGTTAAGAAAAAATTAAAAGAGTCAATTGAAAAATATAGTAAAGTTATTAACGGATAAAAAAAAGACCCGATTGCTGATCTTACGGTAAGCAAATCGGGTACTGTTAATAATTTTAAAATTGTATTAGTATACTAAGATACATCTGTCTGGTCTGAGAGTTGCTGTAATTTCAGCGATATCTTCAGCGCTATAATCTAATGAACCAAAATCAACGTTGGTCAAGAATGTACCTTGTAAAATCCATTTTTCGACAACAACACCAGTTGGATCCAACATTTCAAGTTCAATATCCTTTTTATAACCAGCGGCGTAGCCCATACGACCTGTAACAGATTCAGCATGTAAACGAACCCACTCCATTAACGCTTGAGCAGCAGATGGCCCTATTGGGTCTTTAAACGTTACATCGATTGATTCCCAGTTAAATCTACCAGCAACATAGGTCGATGTATTCAAAAATGGGATTTCAACCTCACCAATTGTAATCTTTGGTCTTGAAGTAGAAATAACGAACCATTCGTTAATACCCAATGAACTAGGAAATCTTAATATAAACCTGTTTTGTTTTTTTGGTTCATAAGGTACAGGCATTTTCATTAATAAGTTGGCCATAATTTTCTATTTTTTTTAAGTGTCTTATTTCTTTATATAAATATCTAGCAAATTCGCTTTGTTCAGATACTTTTTTATTTTACTATAAATAGTTGAAAAATTTTTTTTGGAAAAGACTTGACTTTATCATTTTTTTTCCTTAATTTTATCAAAGGGCCCTATAAATAAGAGTACCATATATTATTAGTTATATATAATAAATATCTAATAGTAATAAATAATTATTAAATAAACAAATAATAGTACTATTATATATTGGTACTCTATATAATTGGTACTGTGGGTCAAATTGACTCTTTCATATGTTCAAAATAAAAAAGGCTCAGATAACTGAGCCTTTTATTTTTTTTATTTTATTTTGATTAGATGTTATCGAAAGATACGCTTGTTGGTGTAACCACGAACTCCAATTCAATGAATTCCAAGGTAGGTGTTGGTTTGATAAAGATTTTACCTCTAAGTGTGTTTCTATCGTTATCTTCAACTTCATTTACCAATGAAACTCTAAAGTCAGTTAAACCTCTTTCTTTTCTGATGTTATCCAAGATAGGATTAACCAATGATAAGAATTGACTTCTAACCTGAGCATCATTTGGATCGAACAACAATCTATTTGCTACCGCCACAATTAATTTTCTTGCTTGTAACAATAATCTTCTAATGTTCAATCTGTTCAACGCACTGTCTCTCAATTGAAGGTTTCTGTTACCCCAAATTACGTTCCCTACGTCAGAGAATGTAGCGATTGGGTTAATTCTACCTGGGTAAAGAATATCTCTACTTTCTTGATCCAAAGCGATACGAGCTCTGATACAGTTAACAATACCTCTGTTGTAACCAGCGGTTGCAAACCAAGGATGTGCCACGTTATCAGTGAAGGCTAAGTTTCTTACAACCTCCGCAGTTGGTGGAATGTAAAGGTTAGCGTTATTTTCGGTATCTGAAATTTGAATCCAAGGGTAGTATACCGCAGTATAGTTAGAATCAATTTCTGTATTATTCAACTCATCAATGATATCATTAGGATATAACCAATCTTCGCTGTTAGCTGCATTGTTATTTCCAATCAACTTAATATCAGGTAATGTAGGTAAGTAAATTGAGTCTAATCTTTTTTCTTCAACAATTTCAATAGTATCTCTAACAAGTTCAGTATTGTTGATTATATCAATACCTGGTGTTGCCAATATATTGATAACCGTTTGTTCTGGGTTTTCAAATGTTTTAACCCCGTATAGAGTTGCATAGTAATCTGATGTACCAAACAATTCACCATATTCAATACTTGTGAATGTGTCAAATCCAGATGTAACAAAGGCATTTCTACCAATCTTATAATCATCAAGGTTGGTTCTTTGCTCTCTGTAAATATCCCAACCATCAAATCCACCAGCAAATAAAGCTGTGAACTTTCTAGTTTTAATAT